CAGAAGGTATCGCTCCTCGCACAGAAATCAATTACATTCCAGAAAAAACTTCATTCCTTGTGAATGCTGTATTCTCTGCGACTGCAACTGCTATCGATGCTGAGGGTATTGTTCAACTCACATGCCGTGAATCAGCATAATTTAAGGAGATAATAACATGGCTTATTCATCAACTGGTTTAAACGCTGCTGGTGGTCAATCAAAAGCTGGTAATGCTCCTCAAATTTGGACATATACTAGTGCTGACGCAATCGCTACAGTAAACACAAGTGGTTATTTTAATGATGCTTCTTCACTTTTAAAAGTGGGCGACATTATTTATGTTTACGATTCAGCAACTCCTACAATGAGCATTGTATTTGTATTATCAAATTCATCTGCTGGTGTTGTAGACGTATCTGATGGTTTAACAGTAACAGCAACAGATACAGATTAATAGTCTGTATTGCAGTAAGTAACTTGGGTAAGGTGGGCGTTTATGCGCTCACCTTATTCTCACATCTGGAGATAGAGTATGGCAGCTGGAGATTCAGCATTATCAGTTTGTTCTGACGCACTATTAATGTTAGGCGCAAAGCCTATTTCTTCATTCACAGAAGGCACTGATGAGTCATCTATATGTGATCGTCTTTATTTTGATATAAGAGATCAAGCATTAATGATTTATCCTTGGTCGTTCTCGTTTAAAAAAGTTCAATGTGCTAGATTGGTCACTACACCAGTTACCGAATACAAATACGAATATCAACTACCATCAGATAGATTAGGTTCACCAAGAGCAGTCTATGATGCTAACGAAGTAGGATCGCCTGTTAGAAATGATTATAGAATTATGGGCGATAAGGTTTTAACTAACTACGAAGAAGTATGGGTAGATTATCAATACTCAGTGACAGAGCCAAATATGCCTGTCTATTTCATTCAATTACTTAAATATATGATGGCATGGCATTTATGTGTGCCTATTACAGATCAAGTAGATAAAGCTCAATATTGGCAAGCTGTAGCTACAGGATCACCAGGCGAAAATGGTCGTGGTGGCTATATGCGTCAAGCTATGAATATTGATGGTCAAGGACAGCCAGTAAACGCTATACAAGACTTCTCATTGATTAATGTGAGGTATTAATGGCTCGCTTTGTTACAGTCCAAACAAACTTCACTACAGGCGAATTAGACCCACTATTAAGAGCGCGTATTGATTTAAAGTCATACGAGAATGCATTAGAAACAGCTCAAAATGTATTTTGTCAGCCACAAGGTGGAATCACACGTAGGTCTGGCACAAGGTATATAAACTCATTACCTTCAATATCTGACACGTTTGCAACAGGAACAGCACAGGCTGGAGCAGCAAGCACAATTACATTAGCATCTGGCTCAAGCGCATCTAATAGTTTTTATAGTTATATGTATATCACAATAACTAGTGGCACTGGCTCTGGACAGACAAGACAAATAACATCATATGTTGGATCTACTAAGGTAGCTACTGTATCAACTGCATGGACAACAACTCCAAACAATACATCTGTATATAGAATATATAATTCAGCAGATCTTGGTGTTAGACTTGTTCCATTTGAATTTTCAACATCTGATAGTTACATGTTGTGTTTAATTAATAATCAAGCTTATATTTACAAGAATGGTGCATTAATTACAAACATTAATAGCACTGGACTTAATTATTTAGATACATCTAGTGTTGGGTTATTTGGCCCAAGATTAAATGAAATATCATGGACTCAATCTGCCGACACATTAATTCTTACACATGAAGATATGAATCCAGTAAAGATTGTTCGTGGGGCATCTGATTCATCATGGACGGCATCAGCATTAACTTTTGATAGCATTCCTAAATATGCATTTACATTAGCATATACGAATCCAGCTGGAACAATTACTCCATCAGCTATTTCTGGTAAAATTAAAATTACTGCATCATCTAGTGTATTTTCTGCTGGAAGCGTTGGTCAGTATATTAATGCTGAACCACAAGGTCGTGCAAAAATAGTTCAATATTTATCTGGCACAGAAGTTAATGTAGTTACAGAATTTCCATTCTTTGATACTACAGCTATTGCTAATGGCAATTGGGATGTTGAATCTGGCTATGAAGATGTTTGGTCATCAACAAAAGGTTGGCCTAGAACAGTAACATTCCATCAAGGTCGTTTATATTTTGGCGGATCTAGATCAAGACCATCTACTATTTGGGGATCTATCGTAGGATTGTTTTTTGATTTTGAACCAACAGAAGGTTTAGATGATGACGCACTAGAAGCTACATTAGATACTAATACATTTAATGCCATTACAGATATTATTTCTGGTCGAGATCTTACTATTTTTACAACTGGTGGTGAGTTTTATGTGCCACAATCTGGCCTAGAACCTATTACACCATTGTCATTCTTTGTGCAGTCTACTAGCCGTAATGGAAGTAAGCCTGGCATACGAGTTCAGCAATTAGAAGGTGGTGTTATATTTGTGCAAAGACAAGGTAAGTCATTATCTGAGATTGCATACTCTGACACACAGCTTACTTATGTTACATCAAAGATATCTCTATTATCTGGGCATCTATTAAAAACACCTAAGCGTATGGCATTAAGACGTGCAGTGGATACAGATGAAAATGATTTGCTTCTTATTGTAAATGGTGATGATGGCACATTAGCATCATACTCATTAATGAGAACACAAAATGTTATAGCGCCATCAGAGCTTGTAACAGTTCAAGGATCATTTATTGATGTTGGCGTAGATCTTACTACAATTTATACTGTAGTTAAAAGAACGATATCTGGCGTAGATCAATACTATGTAGAAAAAGTAGAACATGCATTATTGACAGACAGTGCTAAAACAGGCGGTGCAGCAGCGTCAGTGTCTATGAGCCATTTAGTTGGCAAAGAAGTTAATGTCATATTAGATGGTATTGTGCAAGCTAACCAAACAGTAGCAGCTGGAGGAACAGTAACATTTCCTAGATCATCTACAACTTCTTATGAAGTAGGATTGCCAATTACAGTGCAAGCTACTACAATGCCTATAGATTTAAAAATTCAAGCTGGCACAAGACTTGGCTTTAAAAAGCGTATTGTTGAAGTTAATGCGTTAGTATTGGAAACGCAGAATATGGTAATAAATGGCATTGAAATTCCATTTAGATCATTTGATACGCCATTTACATTAGATGCAGATGTGCCAGAATTTACAGGAACTAAAGTATTAAACGGAATTCTAGGGTATAGTAATGAAGCTAAGATTACTATCACTCAGAGCGCACCATTAAAGTTTACCTTATTAGGTATGGAATATAAAGTAGCAGTTCACCAGGGGACATAGTATGAGTTTCTTATTACCAGCAGCACCAGCCATAGCCGGATCAACGGCAGCAGCAGCAACGACAGCGTTTGGCTCTACAGCTTTTTGGGCTGGAACAGCAGCGGCTGCTCCTATAGTATCGTCTACTGTTGTGCCATCAATATTGCTATCATCAACACCATCATTCTTTGGTAGCCTTAGTAGTGCCTTTAGTGCTATTAAACCATTTATGGAAGTTATCTCTCCCATAACAACAGCATTGCAAGGTGTTAATGCTATACAGGCTGGTCAAACACAAGCTAGTATGTATAAGCTACAACAATTACAATTACAAGCAAAAGTGCAAAATGATAGACTTAATCTTACAAGACAAGGTAATGACGTATTAAGAAGATTGATGCAATCTAATGCATCAGCAGCAGCTCGTGGTTATGCTGGTGGAGTTAAAAGCTTTGAAGGATCAAGCGCATTGCTTATGGATGTTAATGCAAAATATGCTGGTCAAGACATGGAAACTATCCAGCAAAACATTGCAACATCTGGAACATATGGTCAAATACAAGACAGCATGTTATCAGCAGCATCAGAAAAAGCTGTGACTGGATCTTATTATGATGCATTTGCAAGTGTTGGCAAAGCAGCTTATTTATATAGCACATTGAAAACAGCTTAAGGAAAAGTTATGGCAGATAGTCCACGTTATCAAAGAGCAAATCTAGTTTATGCTGATATGCCTAATATTCAGCCTGTAGATCTACAAGAGCAACTTAATGCTAATAGACGTATTGGTGCTGCATTGGATACTATGACTAGCATTACTACCGACATTGGTAAAAGATATGCTATAGAAGAAGCTGCTAAATACAGTCTTGATAATCCTATTACACAAGAACAACTTATTGAGGCCCAAAAGAATAATAGCAATCCAATTGCTAAAGATTTAAAGGGTGGCACAATATTTAATGACACACTTAAAAAAGTTTATGCTCAGCAAGCATCAGCAGAGTTTACTAACATTGCTTATACCCACTTCGAAGAAGTAGATGCACGCGTTAAAAATGGTGAATTAACAAATCCAGATGATATTAAGCAAGCGCTTAACTCAGTTATTGAGCCACAAAAAAATGTATTAGGCCAGATAGATGTAGAAACTGGATTGTCTTATGATGCTAAATTAAAATCATATGCTAATACATATTACAAAAGTGCATTAAACGAACTTGATAAACAAGCTAGA